TGGCGTCCCCTAGTGTCCACGTCCTGAGATTCGTCCAGGGACTCGCCGCGCCGCTCCCGAACGGGGTCACCACGGAGTAGTCGAGCGTCACCTTCACCTCGGTCCCGACTGTCCCTGTCGCCCAGCGGATGACCGCCAGGAACTCGCGTATCGCGGCGAACTGCCCGCCCATGCCGTCCAGCAGCCAGTAGAAGATGGATGCCGCCCTCCCGGATTCGGTCGCCTGCTTGGCCTCGATGGCGAGGAAGATGCGCCCGTCCAGGTCCAGCGTGTAACCCTTGCCCGCGGTCGGGGAGACGAACCATTGCCCCACGTCATCGTCGAAGAGCACGGCTGCGAAATCCTTACGCTGGCCGGCACGCCACCACAGCCCGGCGCTGCTCACGTCGTAGTAGAGCTTCCCGCCGTCCGCGATGGGGTGGCTCACGTCGCCCGTGATTTCGCCCTCGTGCAGGACTACCGGCGGGTCGCCGTGGGTGACAGTCACGAGGTTGCCCTTGGCGAGCAGCGGGTGGTACGGACCGGCGGCGTCGTCGGTGGACAGCCGCCACGACGCGCCCCCGAAGCCGCCCGGCCCCGAGTTGGAGACCTTCAAGCCGAGGCACGGAGCGCCCGCCAGCTCAACCTCCGCGTGCTCGTAAGCGGGCGTGTAGGTGACCTCCAGCTGCATGGCGTTCCAGATGGAGCTGCCCTCGGCGGAGTGGAGCGCCACGTACTCCGCCCCGGACGGAGCACTGAGGGTGCGGAAGCGGCCCGACACCAACACGAGGCGGAGCTTGCGGCCGGCCAGCGCGGCCTGTACCGCGTCTACCAGCGCCACGTCGTCGAACTTGAAACCCACGTCCACGGCCAGCCCCGCCGTCGCCTTGGTGGCCACCCGGGTCAGCGCAGCCAGTTGAGCGCCGCCACGCCAGTCGGCCGCCTCCAGCGACGTGCCGAAGTCGAATGAGAAGACCTCGATATCGAAGTCCGCGTCCCCGGTAGCCTTGGAGCGCAGCATCCCCTTCAGCGTGACCGCCTCCACGGTGGCGTCCGCGGGGACAACCGCGCCCACGGTGTCGAAGTCGAACTCCACGAACCCTTGGTGCAGGCGGTAGAGCGGGCTGGTCGCCGCCTTGTTCTGGCCGACGTACATGAACTCGCCCGCCGTATCCACTTGGTCCACAGCCGCGCCGCCGTTCCGCGCCGTCGGGTAGCTGTCGCTCGCGCTCCGCAGCCGTCCGTCCATGGTCGGGAAGAGGCGCACGCGCACCGACGACGGTGGCCGCGTCTCGACCTTCACCGACAGCGTGCCGTCGTGGAACGGGTTGGGGTGAGAACTGGTCACGGGAGCGGCAGCCTCTTGGGCTGGAAGTCGATGAACGCGGCGAACGCCCTCAGGTGCTCGTTGGAGTAGGAGACGCGCCGGGAGCGCACGCACGAGTACGAGGTGGTCGCGCCCGACTCCCCGTATTCCAGCGTTTGCTCACCGGCCGCTATCTTGGCGTTGAGCGCCGCCACCTTGGCCTCTAGGTCCGCCAGGCTCGTGCCCTGGATGAGCAGCGGCACGTGCATGTCGATGAGGTGCGCTTCCGAGACGTTCACCTGCACCACGGTGCCGTCCGCTCCCGCCACCTCATCATAGGAAAGGTCCTCAGCGCCCGGGTCGAAGCCGGTCAGGAGGTGGTAGCCGGTCCCGTCGTTCAGGTCCAAGCCGCCGTACTTGCAGACCGTCCGCGCCACGTCTTATCGCCTCCGCGCCCGGTGCCGCGCCGCTGCGTCCGCCGAGCGCCTCACGTGCGGCGCGAGTGCGCTGCCGACCTCGCTAGCCATGCCGACCAGCGCCGTCCCGCCGGGAAGGTGGACGTGGTGGTGCTCGTGGATGACCGGGGCCGCGCCTGCGGCCCCGTAGCCGCCTGCGGCTAGGGGGGGAACCCTTCCGCCCAGCGGCGCGACCACCAGCGACGCCGTGACGCCGCCCATCGTGGCCGCGAGCGCCGGTCCCCGGTCCCCGATGCCGCGAATCAGGCCGTCCATGATGGCCTGGCCTGCCGGGCGGAGCAGAACGCGGTCGTAGTCGAGCGGTCCCTTGAGGTCGCGTATCCGCCCGGCGATGCCGGACACCTTGCCCCACAGCTCGCCGAGCTTGCCCGTGATGCCGTTGATGAGTCCTTGGATGAGCGAGCGGCCCGCGTCCACGAGCAGGCCGCCGAGGTTGCCGATAGCCGACCGAATCTTGCCGGGCAGGCTCCGCACGAAGCCGACCACGCGGGAGACGCCTGCCGATACTGCGCCCTTGAGCGCGTTCCACGCCGCCCGGGTGGCCGCCACGGCGAGGTTCCAGGCGAGGCGGAGCGCCGCCACGGCCAGCTTGCCGAGGCCCTTCACGATGGCCACGATTACCTGGGACGCGCCCTTGGCTATCTGCTTGATGCCGTCCCACGCTCCGGACCAGTCGCCGCGTATCAACGCGAGGACGGTCTTGATGATGCCGGCGATGATGTTCATCACGCCGCGTATCACGCCGAGGATAGCCTCGAACGTGGCCTTCACGGCATCCCAGAGCGGAGCCAGTATGGCCTTCACGGCGTCGCCGTGCTCGGCCCACCACGCGGACAGATGGTCGAGCGTCTTCTTGACCTCCCGCCCCAGCTCCTGGATATGCCCCCAGAGGTCGCGGAGCACGTCCATCAGCCCGGCGTCGACGAGCGCCTGCGCCAGCGTCTCAAACGCGCCGCGAATCACATCGAAGGACTCTCTCGCCGCGTCCATCACGCTGCCGAAGAACTCACGCATCTCGTCGCTCTTGAGAGCGCCGCCGAGCGCGTCCCCGAGACGTTCCGCGAGCGGCCCGACCTTCTCGGTGAGCCCGTCGATGAGCTTGATAGCCCCGCCGAACACGTCCTTGAAGATGGGGAAGACGCCTTGCAGCAGCGACGCGCCGAAGCGGCTCATCGCGGCTTTCACGTTACGGAGCGCCCCCATCGTGGTGTTGCCGGAGGCGAGCGCCGCGCCGCCCAGCCCGTCCTCCATCGCCTTGGAGAACGTGGCGAAGTCCACCTCGCCTCGGCTCACCATCTCGCGGACCTCGGCGGTCGTCTTGCCGAGCGTCTTCCCGAGGAACTGGAGGACGGGGATGCCGCGCATCCCGAGCTGGTTGACTTCACGCGCCGTCAGCCTGCCGCCCGCCGCGACCTTGTTGAAGACTGCGCCCATTTCGTTGAGCGGAGCCTTGCCGATGGTGGCCGCGTCAGCGACCAGCTTGAGCGTGCTCTCCAGCTCCTTGCCCGGCTTGATGCCGGCCGCTACGGCGCTGCCCGCGATGGTAGCCGCCTCGTCCAGCCCGTAGGCGGTCCCCTTCACCGAGGCCAACGCGTTGTCCATGATGCCCTTGACCTCGCCCGCGCTGTGCCCCAGACCTTTCAGCGACGCCTCCGCATCCTCGATGGCGGCGAGCCGCTTGAAGCCCAGCGCCAGCGACGTGCCGACCGCCGCCGCGATAGCTGCGCCGCCCGTCTTCGCCAGCCCGGAGGCGATGCCCATGAGCTTGCCGCCCGCGCCCTTGAAGCGCCCGCCGACCTGCCCCATTTCGCGGTTGAGCGGTCCGTCGTCCAGTCCTAGCGTGGCGACCAGCTCTGCGACCGTCAGCGCCACTACTTCTCACCCCGCTTGGGGAAGCGAGCGAAGAACGCAGGCGCGTCCTTGGCCGTGAGCGGACGCGGCTTGCCGCCGCCTCCGGAGAGGATGCGGAACACGGAGTCCGGGGACAGCCCGTAGACAAGCGTGCTGAAGCGCCGCCAGCTCATGCCGTCCCTCAGCGCCGCCGGGAGGTCGATTTGGTACTCGCGCCGGAAGTCCGCTTCGAGTGCCCGCCAGTGGCGGAGGATGGCTGCCCCGTCTTCCCGGGGCGAGCCGCTTCCCCCGGGTCGTCGTCTCCGCCCTTGTAGGCCGCGATGACGGCTCGCAGGAGCTGCGTCATGGCGTCCACGCTCATGCCGCCGTCCAGCCACGCCTCCAGCACGTCGGCCGGCACCATCTCGGAAAGGCAGGCCACCGTCTCGGAGAGCGACGGCTCGCGCTCGCCTTCGCCTTCCGCCTCCATCTGCAGGAGACGTAGGACCGGCTTGGCCGGGAGCGATGCGTACAGCGTCCAGTCACGGCCCAGGTAGTGGACCACTACCGGCGTCTCTTCGGCCTCGGCTAGCGCCGCGTCGAAGTCGATATAACGCTCCGGAGCGGCCACGGTCACGCCCTCGTCGGCTGGCCGTACACCTTCAGCTCCGCGCCCCACGTGGCCTTGTCCGAGCCGCCGAACGGGGTCACGGTGGCGGACGCCTGGAAGGTGATGGCCTCAGCCCCGGAAGCGGCCGGAGACTCGATTTTGTACTCCAGCAGCGCGTCCGGCCCCATCTCGTCCATGACCGCCTCGACTGCCGCCTGACCGGGGTCGCGCTCGCCGGTATCGGCGTCCTCGATGCGAGCACCCTTGAGCGTGACCGTGTAGCCCCGCCCGAAGGGCAGCGGCTTGGCGAAGCCGCCGTCGTCGGCGTCCATGAAGTCCACCTCGCGGCCGGACTCGGCCCAGGTGATGCCGTCCTCATCGAGCCCGAGAATCGGCGTCCACGTAGGGCTCTCTTCGGTGCCCGTGTTCACCGAGATATCGAAGTCCCGGGAGAGCACCTTGTCGTCGCTTGTCACAGTCATCGGTCAGCGTCCTTTCAGTCGCGGTGTTCCGTCTCTCGCCTGACGTGCAGGGCGAAGTTGAGGGTGAAGCGGTAGCGGTCCCGCTCGTCGCGCCCGAGGTTGAACGGTCCGGTCTGGAGCGAGGAGCAGACGCACAGCCGCACCTCGTCCTCGCCGCCCGGGTCAAGCGTCACGTAGCGCAAGCCTTGAAGCGCGTCATAGAGCGCCTGAGCGGCAGCCGCAGGCGTCTCCGGGTCGTCCGGAGCGCCGCGCACCATGAGCTGCACGGTGGGCTCGTCCCAGCCGTAGGTCGCGGACGGGCCCAGCGGGTTGCCGCCCGTCGAGAGGACCATCAGCGCCTCGTCCGGCGCATCCGGCAGGCGCTCTAGGAACACGTTGCCCGTTGCCCCCGTGGCGTCGTAGCGGACCAGCCCCACGGCGTCCAGATGCTTAGCCAGCGCCCGGGCAATCATCCCAGCCGCCCCCGCGCCCGCTCGGCCACGTCGCGCATGATGCGCGGCCCGTCTTCCTTCGCCGCCAGCTCCAGCCACTTGGCCCGCCGCCCGGGAGCGTGCCGCCAGCCCGTCTCCTCGTGCTGCCGCGCCGCGTAGGCGGAGGCCGCGCCGCCGTATCCGACCTTGGCCACCAGGTCGGACGGCGTGGCCTTCTCGACGTTGCCCGAGCCCGAGAGGATGCCCTCCCGGTAGGGCACGGTCGTGTTCGCCACGCGCAGCAGCTCCGCCGCGCCGTCATTCAGCGCCTCGGCGCAGGCTTCGCGTATCTGGCGGAGTACCTTCTCGCGGTGGTCACGCACCATGCGGATGCTCGCCAGCTTGCTCACTTGCCGCTCCGTCCCAACGAGACGCGCAGCGCCTCCGGGCGCAGCAGCCCGTCCAGCACGTCCACGGCGACCACGCTGTACGTCCGTCCGGCGCACGTCACGCGGTCCCCGACCTTCACGGCCGCGTCCGGGCGCAGGTAGACCGTGGCCTCAGAGGCAATCACGGCGTCCTCGGTGACGCGCACCAGCCGTCGCGTGCGCTCGACGCGAGCCGGATAGGTAGCGGGAGCCTCGTAGACCGGACCGGCGGCGCTCTCGCCGCTGTACGGCTCCACGGCGAGCGTCTGGCGGAGTAGCGCCGTAGGCATCACAGCAGCATCGCTTTCCGGAGGATGCGCAGCGCCTGCGGAGCAAGCACCGGAGGCCGCTTGCCGGAGACGCCGCCGATGCTCACGGCGGTGCCGGCCAGCCCGTCGATATCGTGTTCCTCGCCCGTCTCGGTCCAGAAGCGGACCTGAGCGCAAGCTGCGTCACGCAGCGCCTCGGCGTCCCCGGCGTCCAGCGGCCCGCCGTCCTCATCCACGAGGAAGGGAGCCGTCACGGTGGCGTCCAGCAGCTCGGACGCCCGGCGCAGTAGCCGCTCGGCGTCCGGCGGAGCGGTCAGCCCACTCCACGTCTCGTACTGCTCGGCGGTGGCGTAGGGTGTCGGGCTCATGCGTCCTCGGCCTCCGGGGTATCCGGCGCGTCGAACGCGTCCGGGAGGTCCAGAGGCGTCTCAACCGGCGTCTCGACGGGTGGCGGCGCGGGCGTCTCGCGCTGCCGGTCGCGCACCGGCTCCAAGCGCCGCGAACGGCGCAGCCAGATGGTCCGTCCGTCCGTGTGCGGCAGGTGGT